GAATTTACTGGAATTGCTCAAACATTCACAACTCTTGTAAGTGGAGTTAATACCACAGGTATTACTACAGGAAGTACTTTCCTCACCATGAATGGAATATTCCAGAGACCAACTACTGCAGAAAATCCACTTAATAATTATGATTTTATAGAAAATAGCACAGTAGGAGTTACTAGTTTTGTCTTTAGTGGAATTACATCTACAAATGGAGCACTTATTGTTCTTGATGATAAAGTAAATCAAAATCAATTACCAAGAGCTGGTCAAATTATATCAATTGGTTCTAGTGGTGGACTTGGTATTGCTCCTTTAGTTGGTGCTTATTCAACTGCTGTCACTAACACTGTAGGTACTATTACTGGTGTTGGAATTGGTTCTACTGATTTCCAAGGATCTGGATATAACTTTGAGGGTAGTGTTTCTATCGGAGTAACAGATGTTGCTTATGATCATAGATTTATAAGTGCTGGTGTTAATTCGATTACAGTTAATCCTAATGGTATTGGTGCATATTCAACATTAACACCTACAGACGCAACCTTTAAATCTGATAGTGGTGAATTAACATTAATTAAAGAGGATCATGGACTTATAACATCTGATTCATATACAGCAACTACTGGAACTTTCTATGATGGAACTGTAGGTATATTAACTGTTAAATTGACTGCATCACCAAGTCCAGCACTTGCAGTTGGTCAAATAGTCAATATCACTGATGGTGGATTGACATTTACATGTGCCGAAGATAGTAATGCATCAAATCATCCTTATCCAAGATCTACAGATTATATGTCTGATAGATGGGTTCCTATCACAGCCGTAAGTGGTGGTGATACATTTGAAATAAATGTTCTTGAGTATACTCCTTCTTCAAATACTACTACACATGCTTGGGTAAGTGCACTTCCAAATTCTATTAAGAGATCTGCAAATACTGTTGGTATTGCAACTACTTCTATGGCATTTAAGTGCTCTAGTGATTACTATAAGAGCACACAATATTATCCACGTTTAACTGATGAAGCTAATGGTGCATGGTTGAATATTAAGACTGCAACTTCAGATTCTATTACAGTTGGTGTTGGATCTGCTGGTGGTGGAGGTACTGGTGCTGTTATAACTGCTACTGTTATACAAGGAAATGCTCATACTTATGTAAGTGGACTATCAAGTTCTATATTAGTTGATGATACAACTTATTATAGTCCATATTCAATAGGTGGATTGGGTAATGAATATGATCCAGTAAGTGGTATTTTAACAGTTACTGTAGATAATGCTCATGGTATGAGTGCTGCAGGTCTTCAAACAGCTACAAATGCTGTATATGATCCAGTAGTTGGTATTATAACCATTACAACTAATGGTGCTCATGGATATAGCACTGGTAATTATGTTAAGATTGAGGAAAATTCTTTAACATTTACATGTGCTCAAGATGGTGATCAAACACAACATACTTATCCTAGATCATCTGATCCAATTTTCAATAAGTGGATACAAATTCAAAATGCTTCTGGATCTACTTTTGAGATTCAAGTATTAGACTCAGCACCTTCAACTAATACATCAGTACATACATTTGTATCTGGAACTGTTAGTGGTATACAAAAAGCGAATAATGTTGTAGCAATTTCTACAAATGCATTTACATTTACATGTGATCAAGATAACAATACTAGTGAGCATTCATATCCTAGAGAGAATAAGTTAAATCCAGGATCTGATCCTGCATATAAGGCAACAATAGGTGTTGAATCTGTAGGTACTACAACTTCATTCACATTAAATGTTGGTAAATCACCTGCTCATAGTGGTGGTGGAATAAAGATGACTATCAGTGATGGTGGTAAGGGATATGTAAATCCAAGAATTTTAACTCCATCACCATCATATGAAAATCTTAATATTCAAGGATTGACAAGATTGGGGTTAGGATCAACTACAGAAACTGGAAATGCACTTAGATTAGGTATAAATGTTGGTGCTAGTTCTACTACTGGAATTGGATCTATTTCTTACGAAGTTAAAGATTTTGATATAACTAGATCTGGATTTGGATTTAGAAAAGGAGATACATTTGTACCTCTTGGAATAGTAACTGATAGATATTTCTCTTCACTTTTAACACCTTTAGAATTTAGTGTTAACCAAGTCTTTACTGATAAATTCGGTTCTTGGAATGTTGGTGAATTTGATTATATTGATGATATTACAAATCTTCAAGATGGAGTTAGAAAGAGATTCCCATTAAATTATAAGGGAGAATTGGTATCATTCCAAAGAGGTGATGATGCATCTATAGATCTACAAGCACTTTTATTAATCTTCATTAATGGTGTTATGCAGGTTCCTGGTGAGGCATACATCTTTGGAGGAGGAACAAGTTTTGTATTCACTGAAGCACCAGATGAATATGATGATGTTTCTATTTTCTTCTACAAAGGAACTAATGGTGTAGATGTTACTTACACTGATGTTGTTGAAACATTAAAATCAGGTGATGATGTAGAAGTTAATAAGAAGAATTATCTCTCTGGAAGTGTTAATCAAGAAAAGAGAACAATTAGTGGAATATCAACTTCAGATCAAGTTGAAACTAATTTATACTTTGGTAGAGGTATTGATGAAGATACCCTCAGACCATTAACTTGGTTGAAGCAGAAAGTTGATAAAACTATCAATGGTAACGTTGTTTCTAAGGCAAGACCTTCTATTGAACCATTAGTATTCCCTAATGCAAGAGTAATTGGTGATTTGACTGCTGTTGATACAGAAGTCTTCCTCGATTCTACTGAATTATTTAATTATGAGAATAAGAATATTGGAGCATTAATAGTTAATGAAAATCAAACCTTAACAGGAGCTGCACTTACTGCTAATGTTTCTGCTGGTGGTACTGTTAGTTCTGTTACCATTGTTAATGGTGGAAGTGGATTTAGTACTACTACAGTTCCAGTATCATTCTCTGCACCAGGAGTAAAGATTGCTGCAGGTGTAGGAACTACTGCTACTGCTACTGCTACAATAACAAATGGATCTATTGCTTCTATTCATATTACAAATCCTGGTCTTGGATATGTTAGTGGTCAAGAACCTGAAGTTATTGCACCTCTTCCTGTTCTTCAGAGAGAAATTGTTACTAATATTGAACCTGTTAATATTAAAGGTTTCTCTGGAATAGTTACAGGAATAACAACAGCATTTGGAAGTGGTGGTACAGGAACATTGGCACTTAAGTTCTTCCTTGAAAAAGAAACTGGTGATTTTACAACCTTATTAAATGGTTATCCAATTTATGTTTATAATACTTCAATTGGAACTGGAGTGACATCTATAGATGGAACTGCACCTGGTGGTAATGCTGCAGTAGTAGGAATAGGAACTACATATTTGGATAATATATATTATGTCAGATCTATTAATAGATCTGCAAATAGAGCAGACTTTATTGCAGATGTTGATTCTAATTCAACTAGCATTATAGGTATAGGAACAACTGGTGAAGGATCTGGTAATTTCTCTTGGGGTAGATTATCTGGATTCTCTAGAGGTTCTAATCCAATATCAATTGGAGTAACTTCTAAGACTGTTAATGTAGGATTAACAACCTTCCCAAGAGTTCAAAGAAGGAACGTCGGCATTAGAAATACTGGTGCATTAAACGATCCTGCATAAATTAGTATAAATAAAGAAAAAAAGCTATAGAAAATGGCGGCTATTGTAACAGATCAATTTAGAATCAATAATGCTAGTAATTTTTTGGGGGATGTTAACGATACCTCAAATTCTTATTATGTGTTTGTAGGATTAACAAACCCTGGTATTAGTAATGCTTTTGGTCGAGCATCTAGTGACTCTGCTTGGAATACTAGTCCACCAAATCCAACTGATGATTTTAATTACTTAAATCATTCTAAAGATACGATGGTCTTTGGTAAAAAAATTAGTTCTGATAATATAAGAAGGGTTATTAGAAAAGTAAGTTGGACTAGTGGAACTAGGTATGAAATATACCGTCAAGATTATAGTGCCACTAATCAATCTCCTGTAACTGATTCTTCTAGATTATATGATGCTAATTATTATGTAATTAATAAAGATTTTAATGTTTATATTTGTATTCAAAATGGATCGAGTGGTATTAATACAGAAGGAAATAGATCTCAAAATGAACCAACATTTACAGGATTAGAACCATCTAGAGCATCTGGTGATACTGATGATGGTTATATTTGGAAATATCTATTTACAGTAGCTCCAAGTGATATTATAAAATTTGATGCAACAGAGTTTGTACCTTTACCTAATGATTGGTCATCATCTACTAATGCACAAATAGCAGCAGTTAGAGATAATGGAAATTCTGATGTAAATAATAATCAGATTAAGAATGTATACATTGCAGATCAAGGCAATGGATACTCTGGTTCTACTGGTCAAGAATTTAATATTGTTGGTGATGGATCTGGTGGTAAAGTTGTTGTTGATGTTGTTAATACTAAAATATCCAAAACACAAGTTTCTGTGGGTGGTAAAGGATACACTTATGGAATGGTTGATTTAAGTAGTATTTCATCAGCAGCATTAAGTGGAGGAACTCCTGCAAAATTAATTCCAGTTATACCTCCATCAAAAGGTCATGGTTATGATTTATATAAAGAATTGGGTGCTGATAGGGTTTTGGTATATGCTAGATTTGACGATTCAACAAAAGATTTTCCAATAGATACTAAATTTGCACAAATTGGAATTATGAAGAATCCAACATCTATTGGATCTACTCAAATATTTACTGATAATCAATTTTCTTCAGTATCTTCATTGTATTTGGATGATTTTCCAACCACAACAACAATTAATGTTGGAGATATTATGACTCAGGACATTAAATCTGGTAATGTTGTAGTGGGTCAAGCAAGAGGATATGTTGTATCATATGATGTTATATCAGAAGATACACCAAAGATTGCTGTTATGAAGTACTATCAAGATAGATCTTTATACTTTAATCAAACAACTGGAGATCAAACTGATAGAAGTGATATTACTGATTTGGCTAATTCTTCAGGTACAATATATAATTTTCAGTCATCTGCTACAGAACTTGTCAAGCAAGAGGGTGGTAGTGGATGGTCTGTAGGAATCAATACTAATTTCTCTGGAATTACTACTAATCCTACTGGAAATAAAATTGTTGAACTAGGTGCTGAATTTACAGATGGCATCGCTAGTTCTGAGATAAATAATGAGTCGGGTGATATAATCTATCTGGATAATAGACCATTAATCAGTAGAGATGCAAGACAAAAAGAAGACATTAAGGTTATCCTGGAATTTTAAAACATGTCATTACAGAAAACTAACTTAGATATAAGTCCTTATTATGATGATTTTGATGAGGCAGATAATTTTTATAAGGTTTTATTTAGACCAGGAAGACCTGTCCAAGCACGAGAACTAACAACTCTCCAATCAATTCTACAGAATCAAATAGATTCATTTGGAAGTCATATATTCAAGGAAGGATCATTAGTCATTCCTGGAAGTGTAGTATATGATGACAAATATTATTCTATTAAGTTAGATTCGGAGCATCTTGGTCTTCCAGTTTCTTTATATGTTAAAGAATTGGTAGGAAAGGAATTAAAAGGACAAAATTCTGGGATAAGAGTTTTAGTTAATGATTATAGATTAACATCAGATTCTGATGATATTACAGATTTAACTCTTTTTATTAAGTATTTAAGTGCAGATAATAATAATGTAGATTCAGGTTTAAGTGATGGTGAACCATTACTTGCTGAAGAAGATATTGTTTATGGAAATACTACTATTAGTAATGGGGATAGTGTAGCTAATTTAATAGAATCTGGTGCAACTGCAGTTGGTAGTGCAGTTAAAATGTCTGCTGGAGTTTATTTTATTAGAGGAACTTTTGTAGACGTTTCTGCAGATACTATAATTCTAGATCCATATGACAATATTCCAAGTTATAGGGTTGGATTAAATATTTTAGAAACTATTGTTACTGCAAAAGATGATCCACAATTATATGATAATGCTAGGGGATTCTCTAACTATGCTGCTCCAGGTGCAGATAGATTAAAAATTACTACTACACTAGCAAAAAAATCTCTTACAGATTTTAATGATACTAATTTCATTGAAATAATTAAACTTAGGGAAGGTGAATTAAAGAAAGTACAAGATTTTTCAATATATAACGAAATTAATAAGTATTTTGCAGCAAGAACTTATGAAGAATCTGGAAATTATTCACTAGGTAATGCTAGACTTAATGTATTAAATTCTTTAAATGATTTAATAACTAGTGATGGTGTTTATAAATCAAATCAAATTACTGAACAAGGAAATATTCCAAGTGAAGATTTGGGTTGTGTTGATATTGATCCTATAACAGCATACGTTAAAGGTTTTCGTGTTGTTAGACCAGGTGGAGAAATTTTAGATTTTGATAAACCTAGAGATACAGAATCTGCAGAATCTGCAAAACTTGATTATGAACTTGGTTCTTTAATTAGGGTTAATAATGTAAGTGGAACACCTTTTGTTGGTTTAAATAATGCTACTAATTTAGTTAAATTACAAAGTGATGTAAAACAGTCAGCATTTCCTACATCAGCATCTGGTACAGAAATTGGTGTTGCGAGAGTATATTCATTTGGACTTAGAAATACTCCATATCAAGATACTGCTAGTGAATGGGATTTATACTTATTTGACATTCAAACATATACTACATTAACAATTGGAGTAGCATTAAATGCCAATCAAGCTCCTATTAGTACATTTGTTCGTGGTGTTAGTAGTGATGCTACAGGATATTTGCAAGTTGCAGCAAGTGGAACAACTACTTTAACTCTATCACAAACTTCAGGAACATTTCTTGTTGGAGAAAGAATTTTAATTAATGAAAAAGAAGAATTTAGTAGATCTATTACTGCTGTTAGACAGTATGAAACAAATGATATAAAATCTATATATCAGGATTCTAGTTCATTTACAGGAATTGCTGCTGATTTCTCTGCTAATACCGTTTTAAGAGAAACTTCTGTTCCAGGATGGCCTGCAAATGCTACAGTTGATGTAAGTACTCCTAGTGCTAGTGGTAAAGGCACGACTGGTACCATAGTGTCACCAGGAAATACATTTAATAATATTAAAGTAGGATCAATAGTTAAGTATACAGCAGGTAACGCATCTCACAACCCTGTTGCAGGTGTTGCATATACTTCGGCAAACCTTAATAAAGTTACTGATGTCTCTCCAGATAAAAAGACCTTAACTGTAGCAGAAGTTCCTGAAGTAATTGGAGTTACAGCTGGATTTGTGGGAGTTTCTACAGGAGTTGCTCTTTCTATAGTAAGACCTCAAATAATAGACAATGAAGAGTCTGGTCTTTATGCCACATTAGATATACCTAATGTTTCTGCAGTTGATTTATCATCTTCAGAATTAGAAATATCTGCTCAAATATTAAATAAAACTCCATCTAGTGGTTCATTAGTCCTTAATGTTACGGATGCAACTGGAATAACCAGTGCATATTTTAGTAACTTTGATACTCAAAAGTATTCAATTAGTTATAGTGATGGATCTATAGAGGATTTAACAAGTGAACAATTTAGTAGACAGCAAAATGGTAGTAGAGTTACTTTCACTGGTTTAAGTAATACTGCATGTACTGTTAATGTTACTTTAGAAAAACAATCAATTAAGGATAAACTTAAAGAATTTAATAGAAGTACACAACTTGTTGTTAATAAATCTTCAGGTATTAGCACTAATATTAGTGGATTAACAACTAGCAATTTCTATGGATTAAGAGTACAAGATAAAGAAATATCTTTAAATGTTCCTGATGTATGTAATGTTGTTTCTGTTCTTGAATCTAAGGATACAACAAGTCCTACATTAGATAAATTAGTCTTTATTTCTGGACTTGGATTGGATGTAAATTCAGTAGTTGGAGAAAAGGTTACAGGTAGTGAGAGTGGTGCTGTTGCTCAAATTGTAACAAGAGATAATGCAACTACAATCGGAATAGCATATTTAAATCCTAGTAAATTTATTCTTGGAGAAATAATTACTTTTGATGAATCGAGAATTGTTACTACTCTTCAAAATATAACTTTAGGTAATCATTTAAATATAACAAATAGGTATACATTAGATAAAGGTCAAAGAGAACAGTTTTATGACTATTCACGATTGGTAAGAAAGAGAAATCTTGCAGCACCATCTAGAGAGTTATTGGTAATTTATAATAATTATACTGTTCCATCTAGTGATACTGGAGATGTATTTACTGCTAATTCATATAATAAAGATAGATACACATATGATATCCCTACTTTAGGTAAGGGTACAAGAGCAACTGATACACTTGATTTTAGACCAAGAGTATCTGAATTTACTTCTACGACTAAATCACCATTTGCCTTTACAAGTAGAGATTTTAGTGGTGATGGTGCTACATCTACTTTAGTTGTATCCCCTGAAGCTGATTCTACTTTAGGATATAGTTGGTATTTGCCAAGAATTGATAAATTAATTCTTACTCCTGGAAAAGAAAAAGATGGAGAATTTTCATTAATTAAGGGTGTTTCTTCATTATCACCTAAGGAACCTTTATTAATTGATGATGCAATGCATATTGCAACAATTCATCTTCCTGCATATTTGTATAATCCAAAAGATGCAAAAATATCTCTAATTGATAATAAGAGATATACAATGAGAGATATTGGAAGAATTGATAGGAGAGTAACAAATTTAGAAATAGTTACAAGTTTAACTATGCTTGAACTTGATACTAAGTCTTTACAGGTTAGAGACGCTACTGGTGATAGATTCAAGTCTGGATTCTTTGTAGATGACTTTAAAGATACTCTTAGAATGGATAGATCTAATTTAGATTGTCGAGTTGATATTGATACTAATACTGATGAAATGGTTGTTCCATTGAATAAATGGACTAACTCTCCAGAATTAGGTTTAAATCCATCAATCAATTATGGGACTGCAGATTTTAGTACTAATTTAGATTTATTAGATTCTAATTGCCAAAAAACTGGTGATCTAATTACATTAAAATATAGTTCAACCTCATGGATTGAAAATACTCAAGCAAGTAGAATTGAAAATGTTAATCCATTTGAGGTAGTGATTTTCAGAGGTAGGATGAAACTAAATCCATCCTCAGATACTTGGACTAGAACTGAAATGATTGACGAGGAAGTTACTACTCTTGGTGATACAGCAGGAACAACTGTAGATACTGTTTTAACAAGTAGTGTACCTGATACATTCATGAGATCCCGAAATGTTGCATTTAATACATTCGGATTAAAACCAAATACAAGATATTATCCATTCTTTGCTGGAAGATCTAATATTGATATAATTCCAAAACTACTTGAAATTACAATGACTTCTGGGTCATTTGTTGTTGGAGAAGAAGTTGAGGGAACATTATCTGATGGTACTAGATTAATAACTTTTAGAACTGCTCAAGCAAATCATAGAAGTGGTGCTTTTGATAATCCAGATACTACATTTACAATTAATCCCTATGATACTTCTGTTAACCTTTCATCCGCTTATACTGAATCTTCTACTATTTTAAATGTTGATACTAATGCTTTAGCAAAAGATGCTCAAGGATCATATTATGGAAGAGTTCAAACTGGATTAAAACTAGTTGGAAAATCTAGTGGTGCAATTGCTACAATTTCTAATATTAGACTAATTGCTGATAATCTTGGAAATGTATTGGGTTCATTCTTTATTAGAAATCCATATGCTGGCGATTCTTTAATTTGGGGAAGCACTCCAGGATTAAGATTTGAAAATGGATCAAAAACATTTAGATTAACATCTAGTGAAACAAATGCTAATCCTTTACCTGGAGATGAAGATACTTCAGCAGGTATAACTCGTGGTCAAGAAACATATACCACTAATGGAATGGTAGACACCTTTACAAGGACTACAACCATCATTAGGGAACGTCCAAGACCAGAACCAGAATATACCGATCCATTGGCACAATCATTTACTGTTGATGAAACAGGTGCTTTCTTATCAGAATTAGATCTATATTTTGCTGAAAAAGATCCTGTACAAAAAGTAACTGTTCAAATAAGAGATGTTGAGTTGGGAACACCAACTAATCAAGTAGTAGCAGATTATGCTGAAGTTGATCTAGATCCTTCTCAATTAGATGCTAATGGAGACTCTATTATTAAGACCTCTACAGATGCTTCTATTCCAACTAGAGTTACCTTCCCTTCTCCAATTTATTTGGAAGCAGGTAAAGAATATGCAGTGGTTATTTTAGCACCAAGTACTACTAAGTATAAGTTATGGATTGCTAGAATGGGTGAAGCAACCATAGAAACTGTTGGTCTTGGTGAAGGAAGTCAGGCAATAATTAGTAAACAATATCTTGGTGGAAGTTTATTTAAGTCTCAAAACGGAACTATTTGGTCACCAAGTCAGTTTGAAGATCTTAAATTCACTTTATATAAATGTGCATTTATTGAGAACACAAATGCTGATTTAACATTTTATAATTCAGCATTAGGATCAAATATGAAGCAAATATTACAAATGCCTCAAAATAATCCTATAAAAACGTATCCAAGAAAGTTACGTGTAGGATTTAATGATGTTGACGTTGATGCACCTATGGCACTTGCCGATTTCAAGCCACAAACGAGATTTAGTGCTTGGGGTGGTGGTGTTGGATCAGGTGTTCCAACAGACGCAAATGGATACTTTGAGCAAGTTGGTGGTGATATTGCATCTGTGAGTATTAGTGGTGTTGGAACTGGATTTGAACCAAGTTCAACATATACTGACGTACCTATGTACAATATAACAGGTCAAGGATCTGGTGCTGTAGGTGTTGTTACAACAAATGCTAGTGGTGGTGTAGAAAGTGCAGTTGTTAATTTTAGAACAACTGGAACTGGTTATGCTACTGGTTATGTTGTTGGTGATGTTATTGGATTTACAACTGAGAGTTTAGGTACTGATAAGAAAGGTTCAGATGCTACACTAACTGTTACTGCTAATCATCATTTAAATGTATTATATCTAACTGATGTTCAAGGTGAATCGTTTACGAATGGTAATGATTTAATAGTTGAAAGACCAGATGGATCTTATTCACCAGGTATTGGAACTACAGCAATAAACAGTTCTGCAGTTGTTAGTGATCTTTATAGTGGTAATGTAATTGAGGTTAACCAATACAACCACAGTATGGTTTCTACAAGTAATAGAGTTAGTGTTAAAGGAGTTGAACCAAATACTGTTCCTATTAATTTGACTGCTGAGTTGACCTCTGATGGTACTGCAATTACTGTTGGTGCTGGTAATACTTCAACGTTTACTACATCAGAAGGAATAGCAACGACTAAAGGTTATGTGAAGGTTGGAGATGAGATTATATATTATAGTGCTATAACTAGTGATGGTTTAACTGTAGGAACAAGAGGATTTGGTGGTACTTCTCAAAGTAGTCATGCAGTAGGTGATCAAGTATTTAAATATGAACTTAATGGCATTTCTTTAGTAGGTATCAATACTGAGCATGATATGCCAACTAATGCTACTTTAAATGCAAATAAAACAATTGATTCTTATTTCTTGGAAGTAAAGAGATCAGGAAGAACAAATCTACCTGATAGAGCTACTGGTATAAATCAGTTAAGTTTTACTGATGAAGGATTTGGTGGTGGATCATCTGCATTGATTTCTAAGAATTTCCAATATGATTCATTTATGCCAACATTTAATGTATTAACTCCTGGATCTGGTACAGGCATTACTGCACAACTCAGATCTGTATCGGGAACAAGTGAAGGAGGATCTGAAGCATCATTCAACGATATGGGATATACTTCTGTTGAATTTAATGAGATGAATCAATTATCCTCACCTCGTCTTCTTTGTTCAGAAGTTGATGAGAAACTTAGATTACAGAATTTACCTAGAAATAAATCTGTTACTTTAGTAGCATCATTAATTAGTTCTGATTCTAATTTATCACCAGTTGTTGATACTATGAATGGGGCATTTTGGTTCTTAAGAAATAGATTAAATGATCCAGTATCTGATTACACTGTAGATAGTAGAGTAAGACAGATTACAGGAGATCCACATGCTGCTTGTTATATCTCACAAAAAGTTAATTTAGCAAATCCATCAACTTCATTGAAAGTTTTAGTTGGTGCTTATAGAGGACCAACATCAGACTTTAGAGTTCTTTATAGATTATTTAAACCAGATTCATCTGAAGTTGAACAAACATATGATTTATTCCCTGGATATGATAATCTAAGAGATTTAGATATTGAAAAACAAGTTATTGATCCTGGTAAGAATAGTGGAAAACCAGATGTACCTGTTCGTGCAAGTACAGAAAATGAATTCTTAGATTATGAATTTACTGCTAACAATTTAGATGAATTTACTGGATTCCAAATTAAGATTGTTATGAGTGGAACTAATGAAGCAGATCCTCCTAGATTCCAAGATTTAAGAGTAATAGCTTTAGCATAATGATACCAGTTGAAGGGCACAAGAATCTTTTTAGAGATGAAGATTCTGGTGCTATTATAAATCATGACAACCAAGGGTATCGCCAATATCTTCAGTTAAAAAACAAAAAATTAACTGAAGAAGAGGAGATTAAACGTCTACGGTCTGATATTGATGAAATAAAATCTCTTTTATATGAAGTGTTAAATAAAAGATTATAAATATTTAAAAATATATTGATTAATAATGGCAGTATATGTATCCAATATAGTAATTGAACAAGGTTTTGATTTTGATACATCCTTTCAATTAGAGGATACTAGGACTAATGGATATCTGGATTTAGTAGGAGCTGGCACATCAGCAATGTTGAGAAAGCACTCCTCTAGTTCAACTCAGGTATCTTTTGCTACTACACTTACTCAGCCCGAAAATGGAATTATATCTATTTCGATGCTTGCACGAGAAACTGTGGATATAAAGCCTGGACGGTACGTATATGATGTACAAATAACCACACCCGAAGGGGGAACATATAAAGCAGTTGAGGGGTCAGCACTAGTTAGAGGTGGAGTAACAAGGTAATGCCAACTATAAACGACAGAATAGGTTCACAGAATATAATCAGGGTATTAGCAAATGCCTCTGCACCACCGACTCGTATTAACAACTTAATAGACGTTGTTTCTACGAAAAAGGATGAAACTACAGCAGATGGATATCTGTTAATTTGGAATAGGGT